GAATTGGTGATTCTGTCATCATTCTCTTATCTACATTGTCAAGCACTTTGTCCATCTCTTCCTCGGAGACAGGATTGTTCATCGATGTGAAAAAACCATCATCGGTTTCTTTGTAGGCATATACTCCCAACTCTTGTCTTAACACCATCTCTCTGTACCCTTTAGTGACATCATCATCGTTGTAAAGTACAACTTGACTGATTTCTTCTTGGATGTCATTGTTCTTGAAAGCACTGTCCAACTCTTCATGAAGAGAGTCTATCGTTACTCTTGCGAAGTCCCTATCACTCAAAGGCTACCACCTCGACATATCGAGGGAGCATTCTATCGATATCCTGCCTATAGAGCTGTATTTTTGATGTCAAATCGACGTTCTGAGTGCCTTCTGGTATCAACACACTTCTATCATCACTCATCAGTATATCGATGGCAACCATCTTTGTGCAGATATCTTCGATGGCCTTCTCAAGATATCTCTCACCATAGACGTAGGAAACCTTGACAGCGTTCCACTCAAAGAAAGGATATGAATTATTGAAGTAGACTATACCCATCTCGTGGTCCAACCAGTAATCCCTGAGTCTACCTCTGTCTCCACTGGCGCTTCCACCCTGCAAGTCCACTTGCATGATGTGCTGTGTTAGAGTGCCCGCTATGTCTGATAGAGCCGACCCGACCACTATCACACACCCAGTGAAAGTAGTGTCAGTCTTTCCAGTGTAACGGAAGACATCACCACTAGAGTCAACAACCACACCTGCATCAACGAAACCATTGGTGCTATCTACAGTTATAGTGGTGCTAAGAAGACCACTGAAAGTTGCTGTTTTTATTGCTGTCTGCTCTATTGTAACATTGCTATCCGTTGAGACTAAACTACATGATTCACCAGCTTGTGTTGACCTCATACTAGTGATTTTTACTTGACCACTACCATAATCGGAATTGGCTGTAGCTAGAAACTCGTTATTCACAGCTACGTTGGATGTGCTTCCCTCCAAGGTGAATGCTGGACTGAAATCTACTGCTGCTTTGCTGACTCTGTCTTCCTTGTTAATCAGGTCAGCTAGGTTCTGTGCTGTGGTTATAAAGTCAAAATCAGCTCTCCATTGATTAGTGGAAGTGCCCGCCGTAAGCACCGCTGCAGAGCCGTTACCGGGAGACAATACTATTGAGCCAGATATATCTCTAACTGCTTTCGGTATCTTTATTCTAGCTTCAGAAGCTCCTATCTCTCTGTAGTCATCGCCTTGCCAAAGCTCTATTCTGAGCATCTGTTGTACGTTTCTGAAGAGTAAAGGAGTAGTACCCACGTAATCCGTATAGTACCTACGCCTGTATGGTTTGTAGGTATCGAAGTTGATGTACTCAGCAGTCACGAGATTTGGCCTCCATGAGTTATGAGTCATGTTATCTATTTTATCTTGGGACCTCTTGATTAGCTCCTCTACCTTGGACCTCTTCACTCCCCTAGTCCTTCCATTTGTGAAAGAAGCTAGATTTTGGACATATGTATTATCAGCGGATTGATAATCAGAGGCTGTTACAGTGGACGAAAAATTAAGATTAACGCCATTTACTGAAGTAGTGATTGAGGAAATAGTTCTCTCTATGCCAAGGGGGTCAGCGTCACTGTATATGAGTATGGTATCGTCTACCGAGAATCCTATGTTACGGAAGTCAGCGCCCGTAACGTAGACGCCATCTGAGTCTGAGTCATTAGATACCGCTACTGCCTCTTGTGGCCCTATCTCAAGCAAATCGGCTACTTTCTGAGCAGTAGTGTAAACTATCGCATCTGGGTCTAGGGGCCTTGTCTCTGCCTCACCGGGACTGAAAACCTGTGGCATTATTGACCAGCTCCTTCTTGTCGTCTAAAGTTATTCATCATCTGGTCATATATATCAGCTATTACATCAGCAGAGCCAGCCCCTTGAGATGAAGGACTGGGCTCAGGCATGTTTGGTTGTAATGCCCCCACATCAGGGTAAGCTTCTGCTATTCTTGCCCTTCGCTCATCAGTAAGCCCATCGCTCGGCGCAGGTGTTGGTTCAGGCGCAAAGAATTCTTCTGTCCTCGCTTGTCTCTCATCGAAACGTCTGTCAGATTGTTCTTGTGCTAATTGTGCGGGCTCCTTTACTTTCTCTTGAACAGGTCTGGAAACCCTCACTGGTGGTTTTCTCGTGGGTGGTTTCTCAAATTGGTCTAGTGTCATCTGACCTTGTGGTGGCATAACTGGTGGCTTTTCCTCTGATGGTTTTGGTAGAATTGGATTTCTCGCTAGATTAGCAGCCGCTATATTAGCCGCTGGGGATGCTTCAGGAACATCGAAGCCATATTTTTGTGCAAGAGCATTTCTTATCTTACCCCAAGAATCGTCAGTTCTTTGTTCGGGATTCATAAGACTTAGTAAAGAAAAAGCCTTTTTGTTAATATCCTGCATTCCTTGTGGTTGAAAACCTTCTAGGAGAGCTTTTGACCCTGTTTGAAAGTCTATGTCTTCAGGCAATTTATCCAAATCGGCCATCATTTCCTCTGTGGTAGGTCTGAACAACTCTGCTTGTCTACGCTGCACGTTCAACTCACGCTTTAATTTATCAGCCATAGATTCTGGTTGTATGTTATACTTTTGTGTTAAAACATTTCTTAATTCTTTTTGCTCAGAGTCGGATAAAGCATCGGGGCCCATTTGACTCAACAAACCCGCCATCAAAGAATTGACATCACTTTCACTCTCAGGCGTCTTAGAAGCCAATCTGTTTTTCAAATATTCAATAGGGTCTACTGGTTTCTCAGCGGCCATTTGGTCTGAGGTCAATTGATTATCCAAAGCATCCATTCTACCAGTTTTAGTAGCTCTTGACTCTGCACCAGTTTGTTTGCCTACTTCAGAAGCTGGCTTGGCATAACCCTTGAATTCCCTCATGAATGCATCATGACCATTTTTTTCATATTTGCTCCTTAAGCCACTTCTAATTTTAGTAACTTGGTCCCAAAAATGTCGATAGTTTTTCATTTTTCTTTCGTATTCGTTGGTAGCTTGTGAGTGTCTATCAATCATTATTTGATTTTTGGGCTTGGACCTATCAAGTCCATCCTTGAGTGGTGGCACATCTGCAGGTCTTTTGAAAATTTCAGGGCCCAAATCTGGAGCTACTTCCCGTAGATATATGTTCTTAGCCATATCAGTCAAATACCTGTTTAGCGGTATAACTTTCGCTCCTCCACGACCACCGCCTTCCAGTCTAACTTGTCTAACACCGGCTTTTGATTTCTTCTTTTTTTTCTTGGCTTTGAGAAGTTCCCAAGAATGCTGAAACATCATTCTTTGACCCCCATGTTGTAGTTCATTGGTTTCCTACAAGAGCCGCAGTTTTCTCTCCACATAAAGTGAAGAAGACCACAGTGAGTACATCGAGTGCCTGAGCCTATATTGAGTACATCGGCGGCTTTTTTGGCATTTGCTCTTTGCTTGCTAATCGCCCCTTTCAGGGGATTCTTTTCATCAACCACTACATTAGCCTGATAATGAGTATCTGAACGAATGTTCTGCTTTTGAGCCCTTTCGATGTCGTCAATATCGAGAGTCTGCAAATCGAAACCCATTCATACCCCTCACCATCAAACGTATGTTACCAGAATGTAAACATTGCCCAAGACCATGAAAGGGTCCGAGGCAACTAGACTAGTCGTGCTCGACGCATCACTCAACGTGCCCACTGCCGAAGCAATGGTCGTTGTCAGCGTAGACGTGTCACTGAACTCCTTCGGTGAGAAGGGTCCCACGACTTTGTACTTCGGTGTTAGATTAGCCATTTAGGTCACCGCCTTAACTGCGGTGTCCCATAGCAAACCATGTACCGTCTTGCCCATTCACATTCTGAATGACTAGACTGGTGCCGTTGATGAGTGCGAACACCCCATCGACTCCAGCCCCTGTACCAGCGGTGCTACTTCCTGCAACTGCGTTACAAGCTACTATGTCGGCTAATAGACCAGTCAGGTCAATCGTGCCTCCAGCATCGCTTCCGCCATTTGTGAAGGTCCCAGTAACCATTAGTAGGTTACCCATTACGTGCGGTCTTGTGTCTATTGTACTCTCAAATGCCATTTTTTATCACTCCTCTGTCAATTCTTGCTCTTCAACTGGTGCTGCCTCTTCTAAGACTTCCTCTACTAGAGGAGCCTCTACCACTGGTTCTTCGACTGGTGCTGCTACCGCTGGCTCAGGATTTAGATAGTCCTCAACCAATTTCAAAGCGCCACTCTTTGTAGTGTATGTAGCTGTGGGGACTACTCCCCTCTCAGCCAACCAAGACATTATTTCGGGCCTTCTCCAACTACTGTCGGGGATGCCGTCCCCACCCTCATCGTGGTGAGGAGGCTCATCCCCAAGCAGTGTCCAAGATGGCTCAACCAGAAATCTTCGGTAAGTATCGACCCAACCCTGCGAAACTTCCCTAACTTCACCTCTAGTGAAGTCGGGCATGTATGCATCGGGGCTCCTTGCGTAGAAGGATTTGCCATTATACCTAAGACTGGGCAAGTAGACCACCTCAGACCACTATGAGCAGTAGCTCTGCTCCGCTCGTGTCATCGGTAGTACCATCAGAAGTAGCCTCTATGTCGAAGGTTAGGACAAGGTCACTTGTCTTCACTACTGCAACAGATGCCGTTGAGTCGGCCTTCTGAGCTACTGCTGTTAGAATCTTGCTGCACTCTCCGCTTAGGGTAAGTGTGTTACCCTCTGCTAGAGCAGAGCTAAGTGTCAAGGAGACGAGCCTTGGGCTCCTCCTGTCTACTACCTGTGTGTTGGTTGCTTGGAACCCATCTAGGTTACCGGGGTAACCAGCGGTTGCCTGTCCGTCGAGCCATAGTGTCTCGTCTATGTCGCTACCAGCCCAAAGTCCCAAGTCCAGATTAACGGTTTGGGTGTAAGTGCCAGTGCCTGTGTATGTTATTCCTCTGTGTGTTGTTGCTGCCATATCTTTTTCACCTCTTTATTATCTCCTCTGCAACCTCACTTTAGGTCACGAATGCTCCCGTGTGCTCCGAAGAAAGTGGTCCATATCTCGCCCATGGTTCGGTACAGTCCTTCCTGTCCTAACCTGTTAATGGCGAATGGGTCACCAGTCTCAATTCCGCTCTCAAAGTATTGCGTAGGAATAGCTGTGCTAAAGTGCACATAGTCTGTGTCTAGGAAGTACATCCTGCTCAAGCTGTCCTTTGGCATGTCCTTGGTTGGGATGATTGGTACTCCGTTGTAGGTTGCCACGATGAACCCTGCCTCTACACCGGGGACACCCTTCACACCGTTGTAGGTTGGGGTAACTCTCTTCTCTTCCATGAACCTCTGCTGGGACTGTAGCAGTTGCTGTAGTCTCATTAGAGTGTCGTATCCTGTTAGGATGACCTTGGGGTTTCCACCGCGCTCCCAGATTTGCTGGAACAAAGTGTCCAAGTGGTCTAGGGACAGTGTCCTGTTTGTGCTGGAGCTGTTAGCCTCATCTTCTGCGAAGGCCCATGTGTTAGCGCTTCTGTCGATGGAGTAGATGTCTTCGTCTCCAGTGTCGTAGTGAGTACCGGATGTCATGCTTGTGTTTCCGGTGGTGACTCGGTCTAGCGACTCAAAGTTGTTAGCTGCTGCAGTTGTAACGTCTGTTAGTAGCATCTTATTGACCATCTCAGCGTGGTGCTTGCCCATTTCTTCCTTTAGAACTGAGCGGATATCTCCCAATCCATCGTCTCTGTCTGCTAGGAAGATAGCTGTCTCGGACATGTCGAATGTGTGTGCGACTGTCTTTGGTTTTGCAGCTACGTGCTGGAAGGTAGGCTTCACAGTGTCTGGCAGTGTTGCGTTTTCTGCAACTCCACCATGTAGTGCACCGCCGTTTGGCTTGCCTGTGATGACTCTCCATCCCGACCTGTCCCAAGGCTTCTTGGGTAGGATGCTGAATGCGTTGAACTCTTGGTTGAGTTGCGACCAGACCTTGCGCCCGTAGATTGCTTGGTATGTACCAGCAGTCGTGGACAGCATAGGGCTGTCAGCCTTGAGTAACTCACTACCGGAGTAGGAGTAACCCATTGCGTTTCCGGCGCCATAGTAATAGCGCTCCATGTCTGTTATTGTGCGTACGTAATCTCTTGCCATATTTATTCACCTCTTTACTCCGGATTGAAGGCCCTCGTTGCCAAGTTATGTACTTCGCTCCACGACATTGATGCGAGGTCTTCAGTGGAAGGTACTGTCACCGATGGTGCAGCAGCCGACTTCTGGATGGACTCGCCAATCTCTGGAGTGGAAGTAACGCTCTCGATTCTCTCGGATA